GCCATGAAGAACAAGCGCACCATCGCCAGCCTGCAGGATGCCGTTGATACCGAACTGGCCCGGGCGAAGATCGACGCCAGCCAGACGGCCGACGCAATTCGCCTGAACCTAGAAAGCCTGCGAACCCTGGCTGCCGACCATGCCTTCCTGTTCGTCGATGCCCAGCAGTTGGTCATGAAAGCCAACGACGACCTGGTCGCGCTGATCAAGGTTCGGATTTCTGAGCACCAGAAAGCCGAAGATCAGAAGGCCGAAGCCCAGCGCGAGCAGATCCGCAAGGAAGAGCTGCAAAGGATCGAGGATGAAGCCAAGGCGAAGCAGGTGGTCGAGCCTGTCGCTGAGCCTGCGCCAGTTGTGACGCCGGCGCCGATCAAGTCCGCACCGGCAGCACAGACGGCACCCAAGTCGGTGACCGCGACAGCGCACCAGGCGGTGAACCTTCAGGCCGAAGTATTCGACCTGCTGGATCTGGTCAAAGCCGTGGCCTATGGGCAGGCGCCTATCTCCGTGCTGACCGTCAACTGGGAAGCGCTCGATGCGATGGTCGCCGATCAGGGTCAAGCCTTCAGCATGGCCGGCGTGAGGCTGGTCAAGGCGGCCGCATGAGGTGGGATGCCCACAAGGCCACCGAGCCAGCCATTGCCCAGGCCCTGCATCAATTCGCTGATGCGGGGGTCTTCGCCGCATCAAAAGCGCTGCACCGCTCAACCCGCACGCTGAATCGGATAGCGATCGAGCATGGCGTCGAGTTCTCGACCAGCACTGCCAGGACGATGGAAGCACGTCGCCAGAATAGGGCCTCAATGGTCACCCAGATCAAGGCCTTGGCCGGCACCCGGTCACAGGCGGAGATCTGCGCGGCCCTGGGCATCACCCGGGCCGTTCTGCGCGAGCTCGCCGAAATCCACAACATCAACATCAACAGTCGCTCGAAAGGTGCCTGACATGGACCAAGCAATCGATGAAGCCGCAAAGCGGCAAAGTGGACTGGAGGCGGCGAAAGCTGCCTTCTTTGCATCCGGGGGTCAGGCGCAACTGATCCCAACAGGCCTGGGCAAGGATAGTCCTGGCGTCGATCAAATCCCGAAGCCGGCCTACGGCTATCGGAACATCGAGGCGCCAAAGAGCAAGCGCGGAAGAATCATCAGCGACGACGAAAAAGCCGCCCTGGCCGCTCAGTTGATGGAGTGCAAAGCAGCCGGCATGACGCGGTACAAGGCCAGCAAGCACCTCGGCATTAGCGAAACGCTATGCCGCCGGCTGATCGCCGATTACTCACTCGACTTCCCGGCATCAGCCTGATGCGCAGGATGGCACGCGTGCAACAACGCAAACGACAAGCCTGGCTGGCACTGCCGGCCAGCGGCATCGAAGAGGTATCACATGGCAGCCGCGCAGAAAGATCGATCGGCAAAGACTGCTGCGAAGCGAAAGGCCCGCGGAGAGGAAGAAATCCGGCTGCATTGCATGGCCGGCACCCGCCAAGCCCTGGCTGAGCTGATGGCCTGGAACGGCATCGAGGAACAGGGCGAGGCCATAACGCTGATGATTCACCATCTTCATGCATTAGGGCCTCAAAAGTCCGCCCCACTGCTGGCCCCGCCGCGACACGAATACGTGATACCCGAAAACGTGTCGCGGAAGCTGGAGATTGCTTATCAGCGAGAGTCCATGCGGCTGACGTGCGAAAACTAATCAGATTTTAAAGCCTGCAGTTAGCTGAATATTTTCAAGAGCCTCTCTCGCCGCCGATTTTTCGTTTGTTCCGCCTGGCCCATTACTTCCCATTATTGAGGCGGCGGCGACTTTGAAAACCGAATCAGGAGGATATCCAGCCCTCAAGCTGTTTTCCTTGATCAGAGCGATGACAAGATGCTCAAGAGCGGCCAAGCGTGCTGACTCATCCATAACAACACCTCCGTAGAAACCGGCCCTATGCCGGTCACCCGTAATACCCCACCACAATCCAAATTGCCACTGTCGCATCCGGTCACGGAGGGCGGCGCCTACCCGAGGTAACCGCAATGCCTGTTCTCCACAGCATCATCCACAAGATCGACAAGAAGCCCGACGGCAGCCCGGCGATCCTGCACTACAGCGGCGCCGAATTGGCCGAGATCCAAGCCCGCGACGAACTAATCAACCAGTTCAACGAAAGCTACAACGCCAAGGCCGGCAAGGCATGGGGATTTTTTCACGCTGAGTCTGGCGCCTTTCCCCTCAGTGGATGGCTCGGCAAGTACTTGGCCGGCGACGAAGGCTTCGTGTCCTTCAGCGACAACGCTGTCGAGCACCTGACGAAGCTGATGGAAGAGTCGAACCTCTCGGTCGGCGGCAACGTCCTGTTCTGCCATTACCAGCAGGGCCTGACCGATTACCTGATCATTGCCTTGGTGCAGGAAACCGAAGCGGTTGCAATGACCGACGGGCTGACGCTACTGCCAATTCGGCGCCTAGATCTGGATCACATCCATCTGGCGGCTCGAATCAACCTCAGCGAGTGGAAGAACAATCCAGCGTCACGGCAGTACATATCGTTCATCAAGGGCAAGAATGGACGCAAGGCGAGCGACTACTTCCGCGACTTCATTGGCTGTCAGGAAGGGGTCGACGGCCCGGGCGAGACCCGCACCCTACTCAAGGCGTTCAGTGACTTCGTAGAAAGTGAGGACCTGGGCGAAGAGTCGGCACGCGAGAAGACGAACACGCTGGTGAATTACTCCATGGCCCAGGCCAAACTTGGAGAGCCGATCACGCTCGAAGAGCTCTCAGGACTGATCGACGAAGATCAGCCGAAGACCTTCTATGACTTCATCAAGGCGAAAGATTACGGGCTTTCCGAGACCCTGCCGCCGGACAAGAAGACCCTCAACAAATTCCGGCGCTTCACTGGCCGCATTGATGGCTTATCGATCAGCTTCGAGCAACACCTGCTCGGCTCGAAAGTTGAGTTTGACGAAGCCGGCGGCACCCTGACGCTGCGTTGTTTGCCGACCCAGCTCACAGACCAACTCAAGCGCGCGGCCGCCTGACTGGAGACAGCTGTGGCTCCACAATTCGAAAGCCCGAACGGGCTATGGCGACGACTGGGCTACGCAGTTGAGCGTGGCCCGCGCGGCGAACGCACAATACGCCGACCAGACGGTTCAACGGTAAGCATCGACACCGAGCACGGCCACCACACCGGCGAAGTGGCCGCAGCCAGACAAGAGCTCACGCGATTGCCGCACGGTGAACTCGAGTGCAAAGCCGCGCAGATCGATATATTCACCTCCGCTCCCACCAACCTATATCCCTAATTGGGCGGGTAATTTGCAGTAACAGCCTCAAGCGCCGCCAGTAAATGCCGACGCATATAAACTCGCTTGTCCCCGTAATAAACAGCTATGTCGTTCGCGAAATCACACCCAAAATCTATGCCATTGATTTCGAATGCTGACGGCGCTAAGCCTGCAATGACGTTGAATGTAAACTTGTTGAATCCTTCGAGAACATGCTCTCCGCTTCCGATATGACAAGCCGCGTTTCTGCATTCTCTGATCAGGTCCGTCACGTCTTTAATTTTCTCGTTCGGCTGAACCTGGTCAGAAATTGTGATTCGGTTTCCGTCCTTATTGGACTTACCCAGAAGATCGTTAAGATTGATGAGCAAGGTGACAACGGCAGGCTCGAAAAGAGGGTCTGCAGCGCCGTCAGATGAAATTATCCCAGAGTTGAAAATTCTCTCGCACTTTAGGATAGAGGACTGAATGTCCTCCTTTCTTATCCACGCAGTAAAGTTCTTTTCCTGATTTGCCATACGGCACTCCTTGATCCGGCTCCATGCCGGGGCCGGGCCGAACACAAATACCCCACTTCAACGAATCACGCCAGCCGGCGAGGATCTTCTATGTCCGCTCAACAGAAATTGCCCCAGTTCATCAACCGTCAGCCAAGCATGGGCCTGCCATTCGAAAAGGAACTGGTGGTGGACCTGTTCGCCGGCGGCGGCGGTGCCAGCACCGGGATAGCCCGGGCGTACCGGGAGCCGGATGTCGCGGTAAACCACAACCCGATCGCCCTGGCGGTTCACCGCGCCAACCACCCGCAGACGGCGCACTATGTCGCGGACGTGTTCGAGGTGGATCCGGTCCATGCCACCGGCGGCCAGCCGGTCGGCATTCTCTGGGCCTCGCCGGATTGCCGGCATCACAGCAAGGCCAAGGGCGGTGCACCGCGTGACCGCGGGGTGCGCGGGCTCGCCTGGGTAGTGGTTCGCTGGGCGCACGCCACCCGGCCGCGCCTGATGTTCCTGGAGAACGTCGAAGAGTTCTGCGACTGGGGCCCGATCGACAAAGACGGCCAGCCGATCAAGGCCGAGCGTGGCCGAACCTTCAAGGCATTCATCGCCGCGCTCAGCACCGGCCTCGCCGCCGATCACCCGGACATGCCAGAGATCCTGCAATCGATCGGCGAATACGTACCGGCGGAAAGCCTGGTGCGCGGCCTGGGCTACAACGTCGAATGGCGCGAGCGCATCGCGGCCAACGCAGGCACCCCGACCATCCGCAAGCGCCTGTACCTGGTGGCACGCAGCGACGGCAAGCCGATAGTCTGGCCAGCGCCAAAGCGCCACAAAGTGCCGACGGCGAAGCAGCAACCTTGGCGAACCGCCGCGGAATGCATCGACTGGAGCAACCTCGGCCGCACGATCTTCCGCGACAAGCCTATGGCATTGAACACCATGCGCCGCGTAGCCAAGGGCTGCTGGCGACACGTGCTGACCAGCGCGAAGCCGTTCATTGTGCCGATGCGCGGCACATCGGAATCACACACCAGCACCCACGGCGTCGACGAGGCGTTATCGACCATCAGCGCCGGCGGCACACACCACGCACTGGTGCAGCCGGTAGCGGCGCCGTTCCTCACCGAGTGCGCCAATGGATCGTCGCAGCGCAACTTCGACGTGCAGGAGCCGTTGCGAACTCAGGTGGCACAGGTCAAAGGCGGCCACTTCGCGATGGTTGCCGCGCACATGACAGCCTTCGGGCAGAACGCCGTCGGCAGCTCACCGGAAGAGCCAACACAGACTGTGCTGGCCGGCGCCGCGCGACACGGCGTCGTCGCTGCGTTCTTCGAACAGGCCAATGGCGGGTATTACAAAGGCGACGGCCGTTCGGCCTTCGACCCTATTTCAACCATCTGCCAGTCCGGCGCCAACCAGCGGTTGGTCAATGCCTACCTGGTGAAGTACTACGGCAACGAGAAGGACGGCATTTCGCTCGCCGAGCCAATGCACACCCTGCCGACGAAGGATCGCGTCGCGTTGGTCGAGGTGGTGCAGGTGCCGGACACGCTGACGCCTGAGCAACTGGAAGGCGCCCGTCGCTGCGCCGCGTTCATGCATGAGCATCTGCCGGAACACTTCAAAGACCCTGCCGACTTGGTCATGGTCGGAGGTTATGTGCTGGTCGACATCACCCTGCGAATGCTGCAGCCGCCTGAGCTGAAGGCAGCTCAGGGATTCGACAAGGACTACATCATCGATCGCGGGTTGTTCGTCGACCCGGTCACCGGCGCCGAAGAATGGCGCGACATTAACAAGACGGACCAGGTCCGACTGATCGGCAACAGCGTGTGTCCGGATGAGGCCGAAGCCCTGGTCAGCGCCAATGCTGCCGACATCATCGAGCTCTACCAGCGGCTCGCGGCCTGACTCAAGCAAGCCACACCTGCCAAGGAATCGTGTTGAGCCATTCGATCAGGTGGTAGATCTGCTTTAACACCTGGTCGATCAGCATCTGGAACAACAGGTCTTCAAAAAATCGTTTCATGGATACGTCCTGAGCTTGTTCAAAGCCCAGATCCTGTTGTCACGACATTTTCAAACCCCGCAAAAGCGCCATTTTTCTTAGTTTTTAAACTTATCCACAGCCCGGGCATGCCCCGGCAAAGGACGCCCCATGCCCACAGAAAACCGAAAGGCCTATCACGTTGGTGAAGGGTCCGAAGGCGAACACGTCATCACCTTCGCCACCAGCAGCGCTCAGGCTCGCCGCGAAGGCGGTAACGAACTGGGTCTCGAATTCAACGAAGTGAGCTTTTGCCGGCGCGCGCCGTGGGCAGATGAGTTCGCAGGTCAGCCGTTCATTCCCGCCAAGGCCTACCACGACCAAGGCTGGTGGTTGTACTGCAACAACTGCGAAACCCAGCTTTATGAGGATGCCGAGGACGATGACGGCAATCCGCTCACGATCATCTACGCAGGCCGGCATGCCTACTGCGACCAGGGCTGCAAAGACTGTCGAGACAAGCAGATCGCCGACGCCAATGCGAAGGGCGAAGCGTTCCAGGCAAAGGTTCTGGAGATGCGCCCAGACCTGACCTTTATCGAATGGAGCATCGGTTGGCCCTGCATCTCTATGTCCGCCAAGTTCAAGTTCCCAGGCTGCCAGTACGGAGGTTCTGTGAGCGATCACGATGGTGACGGCAACTTGGTCTGGTACGTGGCCCAAGGTGACAAAGCTGCATGGGACTTTTATCAACAGGAGCGCGCCGCATGAAGCGCTTCATTCGCCGCAAGTTCGAAGCCTGGCTGATCCTTTTGGCCGCCAAGATCCTGATCGACCGCAACGTCCAACGCGCCGCAGTCGTTTCTCGCCGAGACAACAACGACATGTGGGGCATGGCCGAACAGCTCGAAGCCATCGCCAAGCGCATCAGCAAGAACTACCCGTAACTCCCTCCCCCTTCAAAGTCAGCCGCTATAGCGGCAAGGAACCCCTATGCTCGATGCAAACATCCACCACTCACTGAACACGCTCACTGCACGCCAGATGGCCAAGCTGCTGGTGATGCATCACGGAATCGACGCTTTCGGCTACAAGTACGACAGCCTGCGCGATGCACCGAATGGCCTCGTTACGCTTGAAGATTTGGCGTCCATGTCCGGCGAGGATCTGGATCAGCTTTACGATGAGAGCTCGCACGATGATGCGGTGAACGAGGTGCGTTACAGCGCAGTGGACGCCCCCGGAGTTCCGTCTTGGTGCCACTACAGCTGGGAGCGCAACTACGAGGTCGATGTGAAGGCCTTCATCCTGCCAGACGGCCGTGCTCTCGCCTTTTGTGAGATGAGCGGCGGCGGCAAGCACGGCGAGCCAGACGCCTACCCCTGGGTTGAAGAGGCAAAATTCATCAAGGTCTCCGGCGTCGAAGAGCGCGTCATCAAGACTTACAAGTTCGAGGATATTCCAGAGGCCTCAGAGGTGACGCCATGATCGCCCTCGCCTGGTTCGCCTACGTGTACTGCTACAAGGGGCCGCGGCGATGAATCTCTGCGACTGCTACGTCACCGAAGTGCTCAGCCAGCCCTACCGAAAGTTCGGTAGCTGGTGGGTTGATGTCTCCTACGAAAGCTGGGGCTCCCCCAGCAAAACTCAGCTGATGTTTTCCACCGAAGCCGGCGCCGCCGCTGTGACGGTCGGCCACCACTTCCTTGCCTGACCGGCTGTAGCCCCAACCACTCAACCAGCCTGCCGGTGAACGGCGGGCGAGGACTTCGCATGCTCGAAACTATCGAGGTGTCGCGCGTGAAGCGCTTCGCCGCAAACACCGCTGGCCGGGATTTCGCGGTCGGCGACATTCACGGGCACTTCACCAGGTTACAGGCCGCGCTTGACGCTGCCGGATTCGATCCATCGGCGGATCGCCTGTTCAGTGTCGGCGATCTGGTCGACCGCGGACCGGAGTGCCGCGACGTGCTCGCCTGGCTGGACAAGCCATGGTTCCACCCGGTGCGCGGCAACCATGACGATTACGTGGTGCGTTTCGACACCTGCGATGCGGAAAACTGGGTCTACAACGGCGGCTCATGGTTCGCCGGCCTGGCCTGGGACGAGCAGCGGGAGTTTGCAACCCAGTTCGCCGAGCTGCCGATCGCCATTGAAGTCGAGACGCCTGGCGGATTGGTCGGGATTATTCACGCCGACTGCCCTTTCCCTTCGTGGGAACAATTGCGCGCTGAGCTGGAGTCGCCCGAGAGCAACAAGCGGCTGAAGCTGGTGCAGAACAGCTGCATGTGGTCGCGCAGCAGAATTCAGGACGACGAGACATGCGGCGTCGAAGGACTGCGCGCCCTGGTGGTTGGCCATACACCACTCAAACAACCAGCAGTTCTTGGCAATGTGTATCACATCGACACAGCAGGATGGATGGACGGTCACTTCACCCTGCTGAATCTCGCCACGCTTCAGTGCACACCACCTATCAATCCCGAGCTCAGCCACGACTGGGACTAGTCACCTTCTGCCGCCGCGCGCGGCTCAGCGAACACAAGCCGCCAGCGGCAAGGAGCTATAAATGACAGCAGCACAAAGCATTGATCGTTTTCTGCGCCTCGACGAGGTGCTTCACACCACCGGCCTGGGACGAAACACCGTTTATCGTAGGATCAGGGAGGGCACCTTCCCAAAACAGGTTAGAATAGGCCCCAACTCGGTGGCCTGGCGTCAGTCTGCAATTGCGCAATGGATGCGTGAACTGAACCCCAGCAACGATCAATCAGTACATTGATCAGTACACCAAAAACTAATCCTCGCTTAAAGTCCTCTAAATTCAAGCCCTACAGGTCATACCGTGGAAATCTTCAAAGATTCCACGGTAGCCTCCCATCGAAAACCTCCCCGCTTCACAATCTCCCACAAAGCCAAGATATACAAAGACTCGCGAGTATCAGCGAGTACCACGCAATACCTTCCCAATGCAAAGCAGTTAGTACATCATCCAGTACATCGAAAAAATGACCATCGAGAGGATGTACTAGTGGCACTCACGGACACAGCGGCCAAGCAGGCGAAGCCCAAGGAAAAGGCCTATACCCTCTCCGACTCTTTGGGACTGTCACTCTATGTGGCGGCAAGCGGTGTAAAGAGCTGGCACTTTCGATTCACCTGGCTCAGCAAACAGGTTCGGATTTCATTCGGGACTTACCCTGAAACGGGCCTGAAGGAAGCGCGCGCGCGCAGAGACGAGGCGCGAGAGGACGTTGCAAGCGGAGTGGATCCGCGCAATTCGAGGCGGGAGAAGAAGGCCGAGATGATCGAGGCCGGGGGCCGCACCTTTCGCCGTGTATATGACGAATGGCTGGCATTCAGGAAGGGAAGTATTTCGCCGGGCACTTACCGGGTGATCAGCAACGCCATGGAGCTGGATGTGCTGCCAGCCTTTGGCGAGCGACAGATTGACGCCATCAAGCGGGCCGACGTCATCGGCTTGATCCGGCGCGTGGAGAAGCGCGGATCGGTCGCCACAGCCGTCAAGGTGCGCCAACGCATGAGCCAGGTTTTCAGCTATGCAATTGCCACCGGACTGATTGAGGCGAACCCAACAGCCGAGATGCATGCCGTTACCGAGAAGATGGGCCAGCACAAGCCTCACCCGTTCCTGCCCTTCAGCGAGATGCCGACCACCATGGCGGCAATCAGGGACTGCGCCTCCGGCCATCAATTGAAGACGGCGCTGCTGCTGATGATCTACACCGCTTCGCGCCCTGGCGAAGTGCGCCACGCTGAATGGTCGGAAATCGACCTCGATACCGCGACCTGGACAACGCCAGCGGCGAAGATGAAGATGCGGCGAGATCACTCCGTCCCTTTATCGACCCAAGCCGTCGACCTGCTGAAAAGCATGCTGCCTATCACCGGCGGCCAGCGCTACGTGTTCGCGAATCGAAATGTCTCGACCGCGCCAATCGGAACCAATTACGCGAACAACGTCATGGACTCCTGCGGACTCACCGGCAAGCAATCGCCTCACGGCTTCAGACACTTGTTCTCCACCGAGATGAACGGTCGTGGATACAACCGCGACTGGATCGAGCGCCAACTGGCTCACGCCGACAGCAGCGTCATCCGTGACGTGTACAACCACGCAGCGTACATCGAGCAGCGCCGGGAAATGATGCAGGAGTGGGCCGACCTCGTTAGCCCCAACCCCTAGCACCCCATGCTTGCAAGGGGGCTAAAAAGCTCTACAGATCAGTCCCTTGGAACGGCGCCCACTGCAATCGATGCCGTACCGTGCTTAACCGTGATTTACATTTCCCCGCAAAAGTCCCTACAGGCTTTCGACGAGAAAGTCCCTGCTTCCCGGCGTTCTGCCGCTCGAATACATCCATGACGAACCTGACCGCGACTACTACGCTTTCCCTCATCTATAGAGGAATCTCGATGCCAAACTCAGACCTACTCCCTTCCCTGCTATTCAAGATCAATGAAAACCAGCTCGCCCTGGAGGCCGCCATCATGGAGCTTTCAAACTGGGTTGAGCAACGCGGCGGGGCCGACGTCGCCGACAACGTGCGAGGCGCCCTGGACACCATCGATAAAAATGAAGAGTTCATCAAGCTGACGCTCGCGGTACTGATGACGCCGGAGTGATCCATTTTGCATTCCGTCGCCAGCATTCGCCATCGCGCCCCGCCTCGTTTACTGTATATCCAAACAGTATCAGCAAGGCGCGACCGTGGACCCCTACGAAATCGAAGACACCGGCGAATGGCTCGGCAGCCCAACCAGACTGGAAACCGTCAAACATTACGCAAGCATGCTCGAGGAGGACGTCCAAGATCTGAAGCGGCAGCTGCAAGCTGCGAAGGAAAAAATTTCCACCCTTGTCGAAATGAACGACCAGCTGTCAGCTGAACTCCAAAAGAAGCGGGTATGGATGGCGAACCTGGAGGCGGAGACAACCGACCAGCTTTCCCAGATCCAAAGCCTGACGCTGGTCCTGGATCAAAAAGAAAGGATCATTCGCGAGTTGCAGGCGGCCAATCAGAGGGGCTGAACATGTGCGGACGACTTTCCCAATACGACGGCATTCACGACTTCGTGGCGGCACTCAGCATGACCAACCCTCTGGTCAATAGCACCGGGGACCGGCCATTCGAGCGGTACAACGCCGCCCCGACAACCCAGCTCGCCATCTTTCACCAGGAAGGACAATACCTGCACGCCGACATGGTGCGCTGGGGATGGCGCCCGCATTGGGCCAAGGACCGCGCAGCACCGATCAATGCCAGGGTAGAGAAAGTCGCCCGCGGCCCATTCTTTCGCGCGATCTGGCCGCACCGGGCCATCATCGCTATCAACAACTGGTTTGAATGGGTGGATGAAGGCGGCCCGAAGAAGCAGCCGTATCTCATCCGCCGGCGCGACCGGTTGCCAATCCTCTGCGCTGCGATCGGCCAATATCCAAACGCCGAGCATGAGTCCAGCGAGCACGACGGCTTTGTGATCATCACCGCCGACAGCGCTGGTGGCATGGTGGACATCCACGACCGCCGGCCAGTGACGCTATCTCCTGAACTGGCCCGAGAATGGCTCGACCCAGCCACGCCAAAGGAGCGCGCCGAACAGATGGTGATGCACCAGGGCGAGCCAGTTGAGGCGTTCGAGTGGTTCAAGGTGGACCGCGCGATTGGCAACGTGCGAAATCAAGGGCCTGACTTGATCCTACCGAACAATGATGCGGGTGAGATATAATAGATACGTCGTATTCTTTTATTCTTTTTAATATCAGCGCTAGTGAAGAGGCAAATGAATGAAGCACCTCCCTTGGAAGCCGTTAGCGCTTCTACTATTAGCTTGCCTCGCCTCATTCTTGATCTATTTGAATACAAGCAACGACCACAGCACTAAGATAATAGCGGACATCACTCTTAGCCTGGCAACATCTTTTATCTCGGTTATATTCACCGTACTAATACTAGATAGATACCTAGAATCACAAAGAATCGCCGAGAAACTAAACTTAAATCATGCATGCCTCAGAACGATGAGGCCTTCAATTGAACACATTGCTTATATTTTCTACAGCATAAACAAGGCAACCGCGCTGAAAAAAGGTGAGGCTGGTAAGCAATCTATATCAACTATGCTGAAATCACTTGACAATGATCAAGTGCGATGCCTGAACTGTCAGTTGAGCTGCCCCCACGGCTTCCCAAGCATCAGCTGGGAGGACTATTTGATAGAACGTTTCAGAAAATTCACAGACGCTTTAAACAGATTACTGGAGAGGTACTCAGTAAATCTAGATGCAGATACAATCGAGCTTTGTGAGCAAATCGCTAATCATTTCTTTCCTCGATCGCTAAGCTTTGTTAACGATACAAGAGCGGCAAACAAAGAACTACTAGGCCTTGACTTCTCGAATATAACAACTCTTCAGCTCGCAACGACTCACAGCTCAACTCCTACTGTTTTTGAAGACTATATTGATAAACTAAGCAAATTAACGACTCTGGTAGCCGCTGCGTACAACGCGAAGGATCTATACATCGACTTGCAGTGGGAAGACCGCGTAATACCGTTACTCGGATCATGCCGATTGCCTGACAGCGATATCCCCGTGGATCCATTCAGGGGGAAGGATAATGTCCGGCCAGATATGGATGAAGTGAATCGCTTTTAGTTATGAACAGTGCTTTAGAGCGAGGAATCATAGCAGCACCGATGTCGACTTACTCCATAGCTTCATTCGGTCAGCTTGACCATTGATACCACCATTGATCCGTCGAGTGATGGTTTCGAATTTTCCGGCGTCCGCCAGAGAACTCAACCCCCTACTCGACCAGAACCATGCGGCTGATAGACACGCGTACTGCGGTTGCTCGAGAAATTCCGGATTATTGATCAGGTCAAGACTTAGGGCTTCGCCGCAAGCTGCATAGTTGGATCGCCCGGTGATCTGGATCAGGCCTCGCCCTCGGAATTTGAAGCCGTCCCCGGGGACGGTATTGCCGAGATCAGCCCGCCCTTCATACCGGGCTTGTGCGGGAGTCGGCCCCCAAATTTCTCGAACGTAGCGCAATTGGCCGGACTCATGACCCACTTGTGCGATGAAGGCGGCCATACGCTGGGGCGTATTGATTTGATACTTATCCATGGCCAGGGAAAGCGCATACGCAAAAACGCCGGCTTGTTTGCCGGCGCTCGGGAGGATCTGCAGCAGCTGCTGCGCTGTGATGGGCATATTTTCTCCAGGCGAAAAAAAGCCCGCGACTTGGCGAGCAAATTGTTCATATCACTTAGAAAGTCATTGATTGTGAGTTTACGAGAACATAGGAAAACACAGGTCTTCCTTTAGAGATCCTGAAAACGGTATCGAAGTCCGGTTCCGAGTAACGCTGCGAAACCGACCAACCACCGCGCCACTTGTAATCGTCTCCAACGCGGTACCCGCCCGCTACTGGGTCGTATGGCAGCGCTGCCATTGTTGCGGCATGGTAGCACTTGGTGTTTGATCCAACGCCCATACGGATATAGAAGGAGTTCGCGTCGACGTTCCTTCCATCTCCAACTCCATACGCTCTGTCCATCCAAGCAACCAGTTGCCCGGCTGCACCTTGGAAGCTGACTGCCCAGGCTTTGGGGGCATCGATTTTTTTGCCGGACTGAACACCGGTAGCGAATGCTATGCGCTGTTTTTGCACGCCTTCGGCGAACATGATTGAGGAATTGAAGCCCAGCGTAAAACTCTGCGGGCCGTTGTCTTCCCAGATCTGAACCGGCTCGAGTTCATTCAGAATGCATTCAACCGAAATCGACTCCGGGATGATTTGAATGTTGAAGCACTGATTTAGTACATACCTTCTGATCGAGGATTCAGGCTCCACCATACCCTCTATCCATGCAGGGTCATCAGCAGCGCCAGAGAAGTTGTAGGTAACACCTCCGTAAACGACTGACTTCGAGTCAATGGTGTTCGATGCCCTCACAGCGTTGACCACTGAGATTCCGATCTCACTGCAGAACCCATAGCTGTCTACGCCACCATTGATGACTTGGCCGCCTATGTAGATCTTGAACAGCATATTTTTTGCTGTTCTATAGCCATTTGCGCCACCCCCTGCTCCATGGTTGCCGCTAGAGTAGTTTAGCGCCGCGCTGTCGACATTCCCGGTTAGAGCCTTGATTTTGATTGGTGGTAGCCAATCACCCGTTGTCTCTACGGCGGTCACCCAACCCTGAACGCCATCATCATCGCGGTACTCGATCTTTTTGATGTTCGGGATATTGTTATAGTTGCTGATGCCTAACGTAACTCTGAATAGGCGAACGCCAGATCGATACGTGTATTGGAGTGTTTTGGTGCTGGCGACGTATTCGTAATAGAGCGTGCCGCTGTTTAGAACCGAGAACTTCTCAGTTGTCGATTTCGGGATAAGTGCTGCCTCTGACACCGTCCATGACCAGGATGCAGGCTTGGTGGCGTTTTCAAAGTTTATTGCGGTCCCATAAGGAGTGGTGATTTTTGAGGTATCAATAGTCAGAACCACGCAAACACCAGGGTCCAGCTTAGAAGCGATGAGGCGAGCCTGAACAGTGCCGTCCCTTACGAAATCATCAACTATTGAAGTCCCGTCTACGCAATTTTCACGCACGGATGCAGTTGCGTAGGTGCCTTTTTTATACTTATAAACGAATATACGATCTTTGTTTGTCTCACCAAATGCAGACGAACCGTTCCCAAAATACCCAAACCGATACACATAGCCGGGGTCAGCATTGATTATTTTCAGATCAACGAGAAAATCATTAAGTTGAAAGCTCACAGCGCTTACAGCGCCATCCCGCACCGCTGGATTAAGAGGGTGATTCTTTCCAGAGTTAACTGTCAGCTCATCAATCGAGGCTGACGGATACTTCGCCAGCAATGTGCTTGCCGAGGCACTTACTCGACGGTAAACAGATGCGGCGATGTACCCTGAGCCTTGTACGCTGAACGCTTGCCCATCGGCAACTGCTGCACGCCCCAAAGGTTCGGTAGCATATAGCGGGCCCACTGCCGCCATCGCGGCATCGAGAGCCAGTTGAGCCGCATCTGCAGACGACTGAGCGCTTTCGACGGCATCTGTAAGGTTGACCACCCCAGAATCCACCGCTTCATCCACGGCGAGAGCTCCATCTTCCTGGAGCTTCAGAATGACCTGCTTCAGGTTTGGGATAGCGCCGGAGTCGGTAGGGATCGGAGCGGCCACAACCGCGTCATTCGAGAATCGCGAGATAATATCGCTGCCGATCTCGGCCTTTACCGTGGCGATCTCAAGCCGCTGGGTCTGGTCAGTCATTTGCATTTCCTTGAGGCGAATTTTATGAGCGCGACCAGGTTTGGTCCGCGAAAGATTTCGGGTGGGGGGTTACAGCCAGTTGCTGGAGAAAAATTCGCCGCCGTTGCTGATCAATATGTCGGCGACCGCGTCGAAGATGGTGTCGATCTGGTCGTCGTGCGCGTGGGTGTCGTCAGCCGTGAAGGCCGAGGCTTCCGTGAGGAATGGTGCGACCCAATCGGTGGTGGCGACGATCTCACCGCGGTGGTCGCGGACGTGATCGATCTTGCAGCCTTGGTCGTCGTAAATGGCTGGCACGAATACCCGGCCCGACTTGAACCATGGCACAGCATCCATGCAGCGGGTAACCTTGTTGGCTGCCGGGCCGCGCGGCTGCGGCTCGATCGGGATTGAACCTTTCTTGCTGATGGTCTGGATCAGGCCGGTGCCGCTCGACTTGTCCTCGACGCGCATGTAGCGCAAGGCGGCCGGGCGGAACGGGTCCCAATCCTTCCACTTCTGCCAAACACGCAGAGCTTCGGTCTCCAAGTCGCCGGCGTCCCACTTCCCGCGGTTCACCTCGATGATGTACAGGTTGCCGTCGACACCCAGGCCGCAATGACTGAAAACTGAATAGTCGTGTTGCTCGCCGGTCTTCTGCGCGGTGTCGACGTACACGCCGCGCCAGACAAGGAAAGGCAATTGCTGATAGGTCTTGAACCAGTCGGCATCGATCATGCCGCCGCTCAGTGCCACCGGCTCCTGCTGGTACTGGCTGACCATTGTGTAAGGGTCGCGATCCCACAGCGCCATCAGGTCGGCGACCGTCTCCTTGGCTGGCCAATAGGACCAGTATTCGACACCGCCACGGACTATTGATGGACCGCTAAAAACGTCACGCTCGGCGTGCTCGCGGATCTCCGGGGGCAGGCCTTCTATATAGTCACGGGTGACCAGGGCCGGGACTTTGATGTGGCTGAAGTCCAGGCCCATGCCGCCTTTGAGCAGAAAGCCCGACACGTCGTCCGTGTGCAGGCGCTGCTGAGTGCAGATGACCGGTGTGTCCGGCGATGCCCGCCGGCTGCGCAGAGTGTTGGTGACAATCCGCTGAGCCTTGGCCCGCATGGTTGCGCTGAATGCGCTGTCGGCCTTCTCCGGGTCGTCCAGGTTGATGAACCCGGTGAAACCTTCGGAGATATAGCCGCCACGCACACCAGTGATCTGTCCACCGGTGGAGCGACTGAATATCTGGTGTTTGTTGCGCCCGTTCTCGTCGGTGATGATCCAGTTGGCCACGTCCGCCTTACCCAACTCGCACGGCCAGAGCTCCTGATACTCGGAGCTGGTGATGATCGACTTGATGCGGTTGGAGTTCTCTTCGACCAGCGATTTCGAGTAGGACACGCTCAGGTTGCGCGTACGGTCGAACTTGGTCATCACGTAAGCAGGCAGGTGGATCGACCAGTATTCAGTCTTGGTGCCGCCCGGGGGCATGTTGAAAACGACGTTTTTAAGCTCGCCGGCCAGCACCTGCTTGGCCGTGTAGTCCATGTAGCGGTGGTGCCAGTTGCAGAGAAACTTCATTCCCTGGTTGATCTGGAAGAAGACGCGCATGAAGGCAAGCGGGGAATGCTCGCTGATCAGTTTTGACGCTTCCTTCTCCTCTCGACTCATCGAATCCCAGTCGAGAAGCGCACTCATAGGCGATCAAGCACAGATTCGAGGGTTTTCTTGTCCACCGTGACGCGCGACTTCGTTTCGATGGCGCCGCCATTCTTGCCGGTGATTTCAACGATCTTCTTGTCCAGGCCTAGAAGCTTGGCCTTGCCCATGGTGGCTGATACGGCGGCGGAGGCTTGTGGAGTCTCGGCGGACAAGGCCTTGGACCGCGCCTCTTCCAATTCGGCCAGCAGCGTATCGACGGTGATGTTGTGCCTGTCCATGACGGCTTCCCTTAGCTCGGCGATCCGGGCCTGAACCTGCGGCTTTTGCAGGACGATCCAGCTCTCTCGAGCGGCTGTTTTCTCTGCCATGTTGGTGACGTTGTAGGACCGACGATAGGCCTCGGAAGCGTTATTCGTCTCCATGTAGACGAGGCAAAACGCCTCCATCTTGTCCGTGAAGCGGCGCTTGCGAGGCCTTTCCATATCTGCACCTAAGGGTTGATGAGTTTCCACTTGTAGCCGACCCACTTCGGCATCTTGCCGCCGGTGAACAATGGCGGTTTGACCTCGGTTGTTCGAGCAGGCAGAAGCCAGTTGCCAACCACCACCGGGTCGGCATCGGCCAGCGTCTCGCCCATGTACCAGCCGCTTTCGTCGTATTGGTAAACAGTCTTTTGGCTCATAGGTATCGAATCCATCGAACTTGCGCGAGGTTGGTTGAGCGGGCTTCGGCGCCGCCATTGGAGCCGATGCTGATCGTGTGGCTGTGTGAGCCGGCCGGCTGAACAGCAATCCCGTGAGCGTGATCGCCCACCGGAGTGCTAGTGAAGGTATTCGTGCCATCGCTTTCTTGGTCGCCAAACACGGCGTTGCCGCCTGACGGAACAAAGGCTGCCGTAATTCGCTCGCGACTGATTGCGGTGTCGTGCGCGTGCCCGCCAGCTCCAGCGCTGCTGGCGCTGTGATTGTGATCACCTATGTTCGAGCTGCTGGCTGAGTGAGCGTGCGCCAGGTTCTGACTTGCTTGCGGCGTATTGCTAAGCGCTCGCCCCTGGTCAATTCCGCGCCCTTCGTCCAAGACTCTAGGAAACATCGCGCGCCAATCAGGTAGTCGAAACTGCGTGCTCAGCTCGCCGCCGACGTTGTACGTCGTGCCTATTTTTGCGAACAACCTCGGATAGGCCGCACGCAGCAGCACTGCGCCATGGCATTTAAGCCAGCCGGCATCCGGAACATCGTTATGCGCGACGTCCTTGTATTCACCAACGCTGAAACTTGAGTAAAGGCTCGAACCAATCAGCCGCCAGTTGGCCTGGCTGCTGATTGGGGTGTTTCCTGAGTTGTTATTCGTGATCGACTCGTAGTAATTGCCATCACTGGCTAAACATGGCGCTCCAGATGCATACACCGCTTGCGGGTGCCAGGACATGGCGCCGCGGCGCTCAAGATCCTGCAGGGCCGTATCAACCCGGTTGTGCCACCAGTTTTCCTGCCCAGCCGGCGGGGCGTCCTTGTCTTGCCCACCCTCCCAGCCCATCGAAAGGCGAACGTCGCCAGGGGCCTTGAAAGAGTTAAGGCTGTCCTCGGTTTCCACGCCCTGGGCCCAGCGCGTATTGAAAGGCTGTCGTGCCATTAGGCTAAATCTCCAGGGAGGGTGACGTTTGCGAAGGTGTAAATGCGTGACGAGGTGTACTCGACGCCTCCGATGTTGGTCGGCAGGACAAATATCGAGTTGAGTCTTACGCCTTGTGGACGCGGGATGATGTCGAAGTTGTAGAGCAGGTACTCGGTCGTGTTGTCCAGTTCCGAGGCGATGCCTATATCAAATGATCTGTCGCCGTTATCAACCAGCGCTGTCACCTTGATTCCGATGATCATTTCGACCAGCTGGATGATGCTGTCTGCGGTGCCGTCGCTGATGTTGCGGGCGATCTTGGCCTTGATCAGCTTTCGGTACAGATCGTTATTCAGTGGCGCGTCAACCATGGCGCCATCGCCGATATAAGGCGAAATGTTGTAGTTGGTGTAAGTATCGTTGCCCCCGTAGCCAAAAACGTCATACGCAGCGCCGCGCAGAATTGGCCGGGGAATCCCAACGATTCGCCCGATGATGTCTAGACGCTCGCCGGTTGCGGTGTCGACGTCATAGCTGTCGTAGATCTGACTCAGTGGCGCTTCCAGGTGCTGATTGGCGATCTCGGGCGTTATCGTTAGCCATCGCTCCATGCGTGGCTTGTCTCGGTATTCGTTGATGATGCGCGACCTGGATCGCGCGACGTGATCCATGATCATGGCGTCACCGTCACTACGATATTGTCGGCATCAAAGGTGGCGAGCTGGGCAATCGTAGGCTGAATCGGCGTCAATCCCTGTGCGCCGGCGCTCAAGCCTATCGTGAGCGTGACGATGTAGCTGTCGCCATACTTGCCAAGCACTTTGTTGACCGGCGTATAGAGTCGGCCAACCGGTACCACTTCGCCGATGTCATAGCCGTTTTTATTAAAGCCGATCGTTGATTCGCCAGAAAACAGACCTTTCGTAGAGTCGGCCACAATAGCCTGCTGAATCTGCGCGGCGATGTCGCTCGGAAGATCGCCTTTTTTCTTCACGTTGACGGCTACATAAACCGCCAAGCCGGCAGCGCGCTGGAATGTCATAACAGCTTGATTGCCGGTGACCGAAGACGTCACGTCGACCTTGACGCCAGTAGAGCCTGGTGCATCCACCCACGTATCGGTTTTGTTGTTGTAGCGCGGAAACATCGGAGTGCCTGGGTTGTGCTTCTCGTACATGGCCAGGCCGATGCCTGCATCCGACCCACCATTGACGATAACGGCGATTCCGCAATAGGGAACCCCGTCAGCGTCGAATGGGCTGACGCTGGTATTTTGCAGAACCACAACGTCAGTCACGCCGGGCACGTTTGCGATATTGCCGATCATGTTGTCGAGCATGTTGCTGCCGGCCAATGCGACCGAACGATTTCGGCGCGCACGAAACTCCTCGTCCGACTCGGCGTCGTCGCCAGGCGCGGCTTCGGAATTGGTGACCGATGACCAGCCTGGGAACGGTGTGCCGATGATGGTCAGATCGCCAGCTGAGGCCAGGACTCGGCCCGGGGTTGAGCAGGTGGCAAACCCCGTAGCCGTCATGCCGACGCCGATGACGATAGCGGCCGTGGTCAGCCATACGGTGTTATCGACCCGGCTGCGAACTTGAGAGAGCGCAGGAATAACTGTGCCAGCCTGCCCCGCTACCGTGATTGGCGCTACAGAGCTGGTCGCTTCGCGGATTGATACGCCGGAAATCTTGCCAATGTTGCGCAAGGCCTCGCCGGTTGAGCTGTCCGGGTCTTTGCTTTTGAACGCGGCGACAGCCAACTCATCCAGGTTCGCCAGCAGTTCGGCGTCGACACCAATGCGCTGACCGTCCGGCGAGTCAGGCTCGATGTTCCAGTTCGGATCAATCGCCAGCGTTCTTGTTTTGATGTCGGCCAGGTACTCGTTGAGCGATCGCCCAGTGATGCCTTGATCGGTGATTTCTGCCATTAGATAACCGCCTGCACATAATTGATATCGGCGCTGTCGCCCGAGCTGCTGACGATTGACGCGCTCACGGTGAGCGTCCGCGTAGCGATGTCCGAGGTCACGCTGAAAGCCGTCATGCCGGCGCAGCCTGGGGTCAGCAGGATTCGGCGACGGATCACTGATTCGCGCGATGCCAGGGCCGAGCCTTTGCCGAGGACGCTGCCGAACCAGTCGGTACCGTCGGCGGTGTCGAGGAACCACTCGCCCAGGAAGAACTTGAGGCGTGTCAGTACGTTCTGCGCGACCTCTTCAGCGCTGTAGCCGGTCAGGAATTCCTGCGAGCCCAGGGCCAGATCTCCGTCAGCGTCCAGTTTTCGTACCGTCATGGATTGACCGCTCCTGAAATGTCGTCGCCCTGTTCAACGCCGACGTGTCCGTGTTCCAGGCCAATGCTGACGCCCTGGTTGTGAATGGTGGTCTCGGTGGTCACGGCCTGCTCGAAGTTGACCGGGCACTTAAAATTGGCCGACACACCGTCGAATTCGAGCGTCTTGTTGTCGTGAATCCAGATGTAGGCCGCGCCGTCATTGCTGCGCAGGCGAATGCCGTCGTTGGCAAAGTTGCTGATCGCGCCAGGTTTCGACCGGATACCCGGGATGAAGTAGGCATCGTTGATCGAGAAGCGCCGCGGCTCGGACTTGATCGCCACGCCACCCTGGTCGACCCAGGAGTCGATGCATTCCTGCGAGAAGAACAGAGCGCCCTCGGTTCCATTGGCGACCCGACATTCCAGCGTGCCGCCGGCAGCGCCCCAGAACTGCACCGGGACGCAGATGATTGGGCGCCGCGCTTCCTGGTTGCCCTGGCGATCCTCCAGCATCAGGCCGATTTGAACTTCCGCCATCTGGGTGTCCGGATCAAACTTCAGGACATGCCCCGGGATGCTGGTGCGCATGTTGCCTTTCAGGTACTCGCCGAAGACGTCACGCAGCATCTTGGAGAACTCTGCCTGCGTTCTTGAGGCGAGCGGATCGGTCATCTGGTGGCCCTTTGGGAAATTCCGGCTTGCGCCGCCGCGCTGAGTCGCAGGCAGCTGATCTGGCTTTCCCACTGGTCGCCGTGGGAATCCCCCGCGAACACCAGTGAGTTGACCTTGTAGAAGCCCTCGCCAATCGTGCGGGGGATGTCGTAGAAGAA